TAAATCTATATAAGTTACACTTTTAGTTTGTCCAATACGATGCGCTCTATCTTCTGATTGTTCTCTAATTTCTAAATTATAATTATTAGAATAATAAACTACATAACTTGCAGCAGTTAAAGTTAATCCATATCCACCTGTACTTGGATTACCAACAAAAAATCTTACTTTATCATTACCTTGAAATTCTTCTACAGCTTTCTTTCTATTCTCTGTAGTTATCTCTCCATAAATAGATACAACACTTTCATCTCCATATTCTTTTCTTAATGTTTTAACTATTGTTTTTATATTATGAATGTAATTAGCCCAGATAATAAATTTACCATCTGATTCTTCTATTATACTTAATAGTTCTTCAAGCTTTGGATCATTATCAAATGGAACTATTTCTCCATCATCTGTTTTTAAATAACCATTACATACTTGATGTAGCTTTAGTATCTCTGTAAGTTTATTTGCAAAGCTAACTTCTTTATCTTCAATAACTGATCTTGCATATTTTCTAAGTTCTTCATAAACTTTAATTTGTTCTTTAGTTAAGTTTACATATCTTTGTTGATATATTTTTTCTGGTAAATCTAAACAATCTACTTTTCTAACTCTAAAAGAAAACTTTTTAATCTTTGCTTCTAGTTCATCTAAGTTTGTATAATATTGTGGAATAAGAATAACTCTATTTGGGCCCATATTAATTTGTTTCATTACTGCATATCTGGCTCTAAATGCTACAAAAGAAGGATATCCAAGTAAGTCTTTAGACAAGAAAGCACATTGTTGATATAAGTCTAATGGTGATTTGGTCACTGGTGAGCCCGTTAATATTCTTTTGTATTTAATGTGAGAAGATAATTTACAAATATTTTTAGATCGTTTTGCCTTATCATTTTTAATTGTAGTGCTTTCATCTATAATCATCATAGCTTTTTGACCTGTATCAATTACAAGTTTTAATAAGAATTCAAAACCGCTTTTATGAGATAAAGCTTCTATATTCATTAATACATAGTTTAGTTTATCTATCTGATAATTAATTTTAACATCATCCTTCCATATAAACATTGTATAATCAGATATTGGAGAATGCGTTTCTATTTCTTTTATCCAGTTTTTATAAACTGAATTAGGTGCAATAACTATTGCAGTATTAATTAATTTTTCTTGATATAAATATGCAACGTTATCTATGGCAACTTTTGTTTTGCCAGTACCCATTTCTAAAAAATATGCAAAATTTAATTCTTTAGCACCTTTGATAAGTGCATTACGTTGATGTTCGTAAGGTGTTGTTTTATATGTATATTTTTTATTGTCCATGTTTCGTGGTTCTATACTTTAAAAGTATTTAATATTTTTTAATTTATTTGTTTGACAATGTCAAATAAATAATCTAAATGCTTTTTTCAGGAGGTCTTATGGACTTAGAGACAGAATCAACCATACGAGTTGATACTGCAATGTCTTCGGATATTGCTAAATCTTGTAATAAGTTATTGGACGTTCAGAAACAAATAACAGCGGCTGAAGAACAACTAAAAAAGTTACAAGAAGCTGAATCATTACTTTCTGAGCAGACAATTCCAAACTTAATGCAACAGGCAGGCATATCATTGCTTAAACTTGCTGACGGATCGTCAGTTGAAGTTAAGCCATTTTATTCTGCAAGAATTCCCTCTACTAAAGTTGAGGAAGCATTTGATTGGCTTCGTCAAAATGGTTTTGGGGATTTAATTAAGAACAACGTAACATTAACCTTTGGTCGTAATGAAGACGAAGCTGCTAAAAATGTGGTTGCGGATTTACGAAAAAAAGGGCATAATGTGAACCAGACCGAAAAGGTAGAACCAATGACCTTGAAGGCATTTGTTAAAGAACAAATCCAACAAGGGAAGAACGTTCCTTCCGATATATTCGGCGTTTACGTTGCAAACAAAACAAAAATAACCACGAAGGAGTAATCATGACACAAGCACAAACGAAAACGACTTCAGTAAAAACTGAAGTTGCTATAAAGAAAGAAGCTCCACTACCAGCGATGTTTGATTTAGAAGCATCATCAGGTCAGGGTTCGGAGTTTGTCACAGCACGTGACACAAAACTTCCAATACTTAAAATCTTATACTCTAATTCAAAAGTATTAGATGAGAGTGATGGAAAATATATTGAGACAGCAAAACAAGGAGACATCTATAATGAGACAACAGGAAATCTTTACAAAGGTAAAGAAGGAGTAATTGTTGTTCCTTGTTTGTATATCAATACATTTAATGAATGGAAAGATAGAGGAGATAGCCCAGGTCGTCCAGTTGGAATACATACAGATCCGTCTGTTATGTCTCAAACTAAAAGAGGAGATGACTTTAAGGATAGATTACCAAACGGTAACTATATAGAGGACACTGGTAATCATTTTGTTTACATATTGGATAAAGATTATAATCCAATTGAAACATCTTTGATTGCTATGAAATCTACACAAAAGAAAAAATCTAAAACTTGGAATTCTATGATTCAAAGTAGAAGACTTCAAGGTACTAAAGGTTTCTTTTGTCCGCCATCATGGGCAACAAGCTATAAATTAACAACCACTAAAGAATCTAATTCTGGCAATAGCTGGTATGGTTGGATCGTAGAGTTTGATAAATACTTAAATGATCCTAAGTACAGTAAAGTGCTAGAGATAACTAAAGCATTTTATGAAAGTGCTATGAAGTCGGATATCTTTGGTAAAGTTGATTTTGGTAAAGAAGAATCTCAACAAATTAAACAAGGCTCTGAATCGGTTCCTTTCTAATGATCGCATCACAGTTATTAGAACTGTTTGAAGGCGATTCAAGTCAACATCTTCTGGTCACTTTAACGGGTGACCAGAAAGATAGTGGCAAAAGAAATGCCGAATATAAAACTGTATATAGTGCAGTAACGGCGGAGCTTTGGCAAAAGCATTTAAACGGAGAAATTATTATTGGTGTAAAACCAGAATTAGATGACAAAGCAAAATGGGGTTGCATTGATGTAGACCCTAGTAGTTATAAAGATTTTAAATCAAAGAAATTCGTAAATATTATTCAAGAATATAAATTACCTTTAGTACCAGTTAAATCTAAATCTGGTGGCTTACATATATTTTTATTTTTAAAAGATTGGTCAACAGTAAAACAAATTAGAGAAGTTTTAGATAAGTGGAATTCTAAATTCTTTATGAGTAAAGAAGTATTCCCTTGTAATAAATCTGTTGGAATGCCTTATCATAAATCAGAAAGAGCAGTTGAGTATGCATACTCAGATAACAATGAAGCATTACTAGTGGGTGGCTTTATAGAAGAAGCATTTAAAAAAAGAAGTTCTATTGATGATTTATTAAAATTTAAAACTGATGATTACGAACCAGAAGAAGGTTATAAAGAATTCCCACCTTGTATTCAAAAACTATTAAACGATAAGTGGACTGGAGATAATAGAAACAATATTTTATTTAATGCTGCAGTTCTTGAGATGAAAAAATCTGAAGGTCATATAGATAAAAAAGCTTTAAAAGAAATTCTTCTTGAAAGGAATCAACAAATGTTTGCTGAGCCTTTAACAGAAAAAGAAATTGTAGGAACAGTATTAAATTCGGTATTTAAAAATAACTATACATATAAGTGTCCACCTAAGCATGGATATATGACACCAATATGTAACAAAGATTTATGTAGATTAAGAAAACTTGGAATAGGTGCTCAGGCCCCAGATATTATAGATGAGTTTTCTGAGGTTGAACAAATCAAAGATATGAAGACTACTTATTATACTTTTAAATATAAAGAGATACCAATGACTTTTGCATCAATAGATTTAATAGATGAAAAATCTTTTAGAACTAGAATGATGGATTATGGAATATTTTGGATGACACTGCCTAAACCTAAAAAAGGCCCACCGCCATTTGAAATGTTAATGGCTGCGCTTATTGCAAATTCAAAACCAAGTGAAAAGGTTAAATACGAAGATACATTAGCAGACGTTAGATATTCAGTATTAAAAGAATTCTTTGAAAAATATATGGTATTAGATGATTTTGAAAAATTAAAAGATGGATACATTGTTAGAGAAGAAGAGAATGACCAAGATTATTGTTACTTTAAAAAGAATACATTAGATGGCTTTATTAAAAAACTATCAGGAAAGATATTCTCTAATTCATTAGAAGCAATCACACTATTGGGTTGTCAAAAATTAGATTACTACAAAGGAGAAAAGAATATATGGAAAGTTGCTTTACCTGATTTTACAAAAAAAGAAAAACGAACAGAACCAACAGTACAAAATAAACAAGGAAACTTAACGGAGTTAGATGACGCTTACCACGCACAGCAGTTTAGAACACCAAAATAGTATTAGAAATAAAACTATTAAGTATTATGGCCCGCCAGGAACGGGCAAAACAAATACATTGGTGCAAGAAATATTAACAGATGCTTTGGCTAAAGGTATTAAACCACAGGATATTGCTTTTATTTCTTTTACTAATAAAGCAGTTAACACTGCAGTAAGCAGAGCATTGTCCTCATTTCCTCAATATACTTTAAAAGATTTTCAAAGATTCAAAACACTTCATAAGTATTGTAAGAAATATTTTACAATGGAAATATTTGATCCACAGAGATGTATGATTGATTTTGCATTAGAGAATCAAATTATTAAGAGTTCTGATTCAAGATTAGATGACGATTCATTTGTATATAATGATTGGTCTTTACATATTTATGATAAAGCAAGAAACATGATGAAACCTGTAGAAGAGGTTTATCGTAATGAAACCTATAAAAGAGAATCATTAGATTTATTATTAAGAAAAGTAAAAGCATATAATAAATATAAAAGAGATGGTGCAACTCAATATATGGACTTTACCGACATGATTGAGAAAACAATTGATGAAGTAAACTTTCCACCATTAGAGATACTTATATTAGATGAAGCACAAGATTTTACACCACTACAATGGTCTGTTGTTTATAAAATGGCAGATAACGCTAATAAAATATATTTAGCTGGAGATGATGACCAAGCTATTTATAGATGGAATGGTTCTGAACATAAATACTTTACGACATATTTTCCTGGCGAAAAGAAAGTATTAACTCAGACAAGAAGGTTTGGAAAAGAAATACATAGATTTTCTAAAATAGTTAGAAAAGGAATATTAGATAGTGAGCCAAAAGAATTCCTACCAAATCCAGATGTTAAAGATAGTGTACATCGTTATATATCTTTTGGAGATATAGATTTTAATAAATATAAAGGTAGTTGGTATATCCTAGGTAGAATAAGAACTACTGTTAATGAACTTAGAATGATGGCTAAAGATAAAGGTTTATACTTTATGGACAATAAAGGTAATAAATCTTTTACAGCAAATAAATGGAAGGCTATTAGAAGTTGGACAAGATTATCTAATGATAAAAAGATATCTAAAGAAGAAACTATCAATATGTATAAATATGTTAGGGCTTTATCTAATGATTTATATAGAAAAAAAGAATTTTGGGATCAACAAGAAAACCATAAAGAATATAGTTTTGAAGATTTAAAATCATGGTGTGGTTTAACTTTAAAAGATGAAGTTAAATCTCAAGAATGGTGGCATGCATTAAAAAGAAATATTAAGCCAACAGAGATAACTTACGTAAAAATTCTATTACAGAAATATGGGCAAGATCAATTAGATAATGATCCTACAATCATTATAGATACTGTTCATTCTGTAAAAGGAGGGGAAGCAGATAATGTTTTAGTTTACTTTAAAGCAGATTATGCATCTCAATACCAAAACAAAACAAACATAGAAAAGATGGACGAAAAAAGAGTAGTCTACGTTGCAGTAACTAGAGCTAAGTATTCATTACATTTATTGAGCTCTGATTATAAGTACAACTATCCAATAGGGGAAGATTATTTAACTTACATAGAGGAAAAAAGAAATGAGCAATAAAACGTTTTTTAAACAAGTAGGAGGTTCTCATTATAAAACAATGAAGATACAGCCTTCTAAATTCATAAATGAAAATAATTTACCATTTGCAGAAGGTAATGCAATCAAGTATATATGCAGACATAAATTAAAAGGAAAAAAAGAAGATATTCTAAAAGCTATCCACTATTTAGAAATGGTTTTAGAAAGAGATTACAATGTTTAATCTTAAAAAAACTATAATTGGTGATATGGGTTTATTTACTTGTATCTGTATTTTTTATTTTTTACTAACGGTAATATAAATGACAAGTTTACAATATTCATTAACATTTAAGAAAAGTATTTGGTTGTGTCCTTCTGAGTATAAGGATTTATCTAGCGCCACTGAAATAGCAATTGACTTAGAAACTAGAGACGATGGTATAAGCGAAGGTCTTGGTGCCGGTTGGGCTATTGGTAAGGGCTATGTGATCGGTTTTGCTGTAGCTGTTGAAGGTTGGCAAGGTTATTACCCATTTAAACATTTTGGTGGGGGTAATATGATACCTACACAAGTTATAAGCTACATGAAAGAAATATGTGCATTACCTTGTAGAAAAATATTCCATAATGCTCAATACGATTTAGGTTGGTTACAAGCAATGGGTATTCAAGTTAATGGAGAGATCGTAGATACAATGGTTGCAGCAGCAATCGTTGATGAAAATAGATGGGCCTACAATCTAAATGCATTGGCTAAAGATTATTTAGGAGAGATTAAAGCTGAAACTGATTTAAAAGAAGCAGCTAAAGATCATGGCATTGATCCTAAAGCTGAAATGTGGAAACTACCTGCAGAGCATGTTGGTTTTTACGCTGAACAAGATGCACGGCTCACGCTTAAACTATGGGGATTTCTAAAGAATGAAATCATTAAGCAAAACTTAACTACTATTTGGGAAATGGAATCTAAACTACTTCCTATTCTAATTAAGATGAGACAAAAAGGAATTAGAGTAGATGTAGATAAAGCTCAAAAAATGATTAAAGAGTTTGAAGCACAAGAAAAAGAAACTTTAATTAAGATAAAACAAATAGCTGGTAAAGATATAGATATCTGGGCAGCAAGACAAATAGGAGAAGCCTTTGATAAACTAAAAATACCTTATCCTAGGACTGCAAAGACAGGAGAACCATCATTTACACAAAACTGGTTAACTAATTGTAATCATGAAATAGCTAAACTTATTGTTAGGGCTAGAGAGATAAATAAATTTCATGCTACTTTTTTACAAAGTATTATGAGATATCAAATTAAAGGTAGAGTTCATGCTGAAATAAATCAATTAAGATCTGACAATGGAGGAACCGTTTCTGGTCGTATCTCTATGTCTAATCCAAATCTGCAACAAATACCTGCACGTAATAAAGATTTTGGCCCTAAGATTAGATCTCTATTTTTACCGGATGAAGATTGTAAGTGGGGAGCGTTTGATTACTCACAACAAGAACCAAGAATGGTTGTGCATTACGCCGCTTCAGTTGGTTATGAAGGATCACAAGAACTTATTAAAGCATATGAAAATGCTTCAGCAGACTTTCACCAAACAGTTGCTGATATGATAGGTATTGATCGTTCACAAGCTAAAACAATTGGTTTAGGTTTAATGTATGGAATGGGTA